GAAACAATTGTCGCGCGAAGAGGTTCAACAGGTGGCAGGAAACAAGATTGAAACCCCAGTGGTTTCAGGTATCAAACCTTTTGGAGCACCGGAACCACTTGTTTCGGAGAACCCGACGTTGGGTGAGCTGTCAAGTAGGCTTGATCATCCATCGAATGTTTCATATGGCGGGAATACGATCATTGTACCTCCTTACGGTAGAGCACAGAACATCAACAAGAAACTGTTGGGCGCCCTTCCATATGGAGTAGTTTTCTCCCCATATAAGCGAACATAAGTCATTTTAAACGGAGGTAAAACCTATGGGAGCACCAAAAGTAACAGTTAGGGAAATTGATCTCAGCACGAGAGTCCCATCCTTTCCAGGTGTCTATGGTGGAATGGCAATTCCAGCACTGAAAGGTCCACTGGAACCGACCCTTGTAACAACGGATAAAGACCTTCTCCGGCTTTACACACCGGACAGCGAAGTAAAGGTGACGTACGACAACTCCTACTTCTCAGCCCTTGCTTACCTGCAGGGGTCTGACAAACTGTGGGTGAATCGAGCCATCAACACAGACGCACTCTACGGAGGCCTTTTCGTATTCGCCACACAGAGTGCATCAGCAAACGATCACGTCGCAGCTGGCTTGGCCATCGCTGCCGATCCAATCGATCCACCGGCCTACACATTCGGCGCAGAGTCATTCGTTCTCTACGGTCTCAACCCAGGAGCGTGGAATAACGATATCTCAATCAAGATCTTTGATTTCCACGCCCAGGAAGATCTGGCCGTTGGCGACTTTGCTGAAGGAACGGACATCATCACAACCCGCCAGAAATGGAACGTTGGCGACGATGTGAAGTTTCAGAAGAAAACCAACGCATCAACACTACCGACAAACCTGGCCTTCGACACCACGTACTATGTGACGGTTCCGTCGGGGAATACATTCAAACTGGCCTCAACGCTGGCCCTGGCAATTGCAGGAACCCCAATCGACTTCACAGGGTCAGGCTCGAACACGGTCGTTCTGATGCCGGCGACGAACCATTGCCCAGAATCAGGAAAGAAAGCCGATGCAACAGCCTCAGCTTTCTGGGAAGCCTACTTTGGAGAGAAAGCAGTTCCAACCGCATTCTCAATCGAAGTGTATTGGAAGGGCACGCTGGTTGAGACCTTCGCAGTTTCCAAATCCACAGTCAAGGATGGCTTCAATCGCTCGATGTACATTGTCGATATGCTGAAGTCCTCAGAGTACATCCGCTGCATCGACAACACCGCCGTAACAACGGATATGGTAAAAACGATGCACACCGGAATCTACATGGAAAAGGGAACAGATGGAACGGCAGTAACAGACGCCGAATTGGTTGTTGCCCTGGATGGTTTCGAGTCTCCGGATGCGATTCCATTGACTCTGCTCATGGACGGTGGCGCTGCAACGGTTGCAGTAGCCCAGCAGATCATCGCTGTGGCGGAGGCCAGGAGAGATTGCTTCGGTATCCTATCAACTCCATACGCCAACGAAGCTTCAGCCTCCTATCTGAACGAGTTGATCAACTATCGGAAGATTGACCTGAACGCCAATACATCCTTCGCGGCTCTATTCACACCACATTTGAAGGTGTACGACAAGTTCAATGACCGGTCGATCTACTGCGCACCTGATGGAAACATCGGAGCAATCATCTCCAAAACGGCCCTCAACTACGAGATCTGGTATCCACCAGCGGGTTTCCGTAGAGGCATCCTGAATGTCCTCGATGTCCGTCGGCGCTTCCAGTCAGGAGAGATGGACCTCCTGTATGATGCCGGACTGAACCCAGTCAGGTTCGTACCGGGAAAGGGAATCGTTGTCTGGGGCCAGAAGACGCTGTCAGCACGCCCATCGGCCCTGGATCGGATTAACGTCAGAATGCTCCTGATTGTCATCGAACCGGCTATCAAGGAAGCGCTGGAAGATTTCACATTCGAAATCAACGACGCAGCTACGCAGTCCGTTGTCAGGATCATGATTGCAGCCTACATGGCCAATATCAAATCCCGCAGAGGCGTCTACGATTTCTCAGTGGTGTGCGACGCGACAAACAATACGGCAACGGATATCGACAACTATCGCCTGAATGTTGACCTCTTCGTGAAGCCGGTTAAGGCGATTGAATTTATCCGCTTCACCGTGGTGATTGTCCCAACGGGCATGGCGTTCGGTGTGGCAAAGACAGCCGTTTAATAAAGGCAACAAATAGGAGGTAATTAACCATGGGCGTTAGACCAGAAATTGATGACATCAGAAATATCGCCGATTTTGCCCCAATGTATGCCTGGATTCTTGAATTCATTGAGTATCCAGAAGGAGCAGATCAGATCGGAGACGACCTCAACCTCCGCTGCATCTCGGCTGACATGCCAAAGAGAACGGGACAGACCATCGAAGTCAATATCCGGGGACACAAGGTTCGTAACCCTGGCATCTACGGATACGATTCACCATGGACAGCCCAGTTCGTGGAAACGGTCGAGAACAAGGTCTCGCAGTTCCTGGATCAGTGGTCGGAGCTATGCTACGAATCGCGGACCGGGAAGCATGCAACCAAAGCAGCAGTGTCAGCAACGATCAAGCTGACAAGGCTCAACAGGCAGAATGAACCCATCTGGGAATACTACCTGTTTGGTGCCTTCCTGGAGTCAAAGGATCACGGCGGGCAGCTTGGTGGCGACACCAACGACTTCTACAAGCCGACAATCAGCCTCGCCTACGACTACTTCCTTGAAGGAGCGCCAGGAACGGTTGAGATCTAATGCCAGGCTTCTTAGAAGACATTGATCAAGTAAGAGACATTGAATGGGGTAGAGGGTATCTCTG